ACATTCGTGAGATCAAAGAAATGCTAGGCAAAATATTTGATAAGTTAGACGGCAAAGCAGATAAATGATTGCTGTTGTTCTGGCGCTGGTGATCAGCACAGAACATAGATGTGTTAGGTGGGCTTGGACAGGGGATGTATACCATCGCATAGTTTGGTGTTTGGAATGGAAAAAGGTTGAAAAAAAATGATCGACCCTATTACCATAGGCGCGGCATTTGCAATAGCTAAAAGCACTATTGCAGGGGTCAAAGAAGCCATTCAGATGGGTAAAGACTTGCAGGAATGCAGTGGTGACCTCATCAAGTTTTTTGAGATGCGAGATACAGTAGCAAAGGCTGCTGTACACGATAAGAAAAAAGCAAAGTCTGACATGGGACAGGCTTTAGACACTGTGATGCAAGCCAAAGCCTTGCGTGATGCCGAAAGAGAACTAAAAGAAAAGTTAATTTGGTCAGGCCAAGGTGATGTGTGGGAGGCTATTCAAGCCGAGTACAACATGGTGGTGGCTAATCGCAAGCGTGAAGAACGTGAAGCAGAGGCCAAAGCCAAGTTAAAGCGTGAGAACTTGGCAGAGACGGTAAACATTTTGCTAATTGGATTTGTTTCTATTCTTGCCGCTGGGTTTATTGGCTGGGGAACTTTTGAATTTATCATGTACAAACTAAGGAATTGATATGGATTGGTTAAAGACCATTGCACCCACTATTGCAACAGCCCTTGGTGGGCCTCTAGCGGGGCTTGCTATTGAGGCGGTAAGCAAGGCCATTGGCATAGACCCAAAGGACGTTCAAAGCACAATCAGCGAGGGCAAGTTATCTGCTGACCAGATCATGCTGCTTAAACAAGCTGAAGTCCAAATGGCGGCTCGTGCTCAAGAAATGGGTTTGGACTTCGCAAAGTTGTCCAATGAGGACAGAAAGTCTGCTCGTGATATGCAAGTGGCTACTAAAAGTTATTTGCCCCCTGCCCTTGCTATTGGGGTTACTATTGGTTTCTTTGGCATTCTAGGTGGCCTTATGTACGGTCAGATACAACACGCTCCCCAGATTGACATCATGCTTGGCAGTTTAGGTACTGCTTGGACAGGCATCATCGCTTTCTATTTTGGCTCATCTGCTGGCTCACAAGCTAAAGATAATTTGCTTCACCAATCTACTCCCACATCATGAATCAAAACTTTGACAAAGCATTAGCTGCGGTCCTTGTTCACGAGGGAGGTTACGTTTTTAACCCAAAAGATCCTGGGGGGGAAACAAACCTTGGCTGTACAAAAGCAGTCTGGGAAGAGCATTGTGGTCACATGGTAGACACCAAAACAATGAAAGCCTTGACACCTGCTGATGTTGGCCCACTTTACAAAACAAAGTATTGGGACAAAGTCAAAGGTGATGACCTGCCTAGCGGAGTTGATTACGTTGTCTTTGATGCGGCTATCAATTCAGGCCCAAGTCGTGCGGCAAAGTGGCTTCAGGCTTGTGTAAACGTGTACGCAGATGGCATTATTGGCAACATGACAATACAAGCTGTACGAAATAAAGACCCTAAAGAACTTATCAACGATTACTGTGCATACCGTTTAGCCTATCTCAAAATGCTTCAAACATGGCAAACATTTGGTAAGGGCTGGGAGCGCAGGGTAAAAGAAGTAAACGCAACAGCGTTATCAATGTCATAACGGCGTCACAGTGAGCGTTTTCAATACGCTCATGCTTAAACGTGTAGACATCCGCAAACAATCAAGTCAGGACAAATTGTCACGACTTCAAAAAGTTTGCTTGCCTTATGACCAACCAATTGACACAAATTTTGGATCTTGGTGGATTGCTACTGAGAATGGCGTGGATATTGGTTTTGCGGGGCTTGTGCGTACTGTGTCTTGGACCGATTGCGGTTATCTGTGTCGTGCAGGCGTTATTCCTGATGCTCGTGGACAAGGACTACAGAAAAAGCTTATTAATGTCAGAGTCCGACAGGCAAAAGCTCTTGGGTGGAACTGGGTCATAACTGATACAACAGATAATCCAGCGTCAGCTAACAGTTTGATTGCCACAGGTTTCAAATTGTTTCAACCAACAAAACCTTGGGGTTTCAAAAACACGCTTTATTGGCGTAGGAAATTATGATGCCAGTAAAAATATTTTCTGACCAACAAATAATCAGCGCCATTGAAAATAGCGCATCAATGTCTCAAGCAGGTTTAGCCCTTGGCATGACTTTATCGGGCCTAAACAAACGCCGTAGACGCATTGAGCAAAGAGAAAAAATAGAAATAAGAGCGCCTCAAGCCACCAAACAATTTGAGCATCTGCAAATAGCTCACATACATCCAACTAAAAAAGACCTTGGCATCTTAAATGGCACAGTTATTGTCTTTAGTGACGCTCATTTTTGGCCTGGGGTGTATACAACAGCATTTAAGGGTCTTTTGTGGGCGATCAAAGAACTTAAGCCTAAGGCAGTTATTGCAAATGGAGATATTTTTGACGGGGCAGGTATCAGTCGGCATCCACGCATTGGGTGGGCCAAAGCTCCATCAGTGATGGATGAACTCAAAGCCTGTACCATCTCGATGGGATACATTGAAGAAGCCGCCAAAGAGGCCCGTCACAACGTCAAACTGGTCTGGCCCTTGGGTAACCACGATGCACGGTTTGAAACCTTTCTAGCAGCCAATGCGCCTCAGTATGAGCATATCAAAGGGTTTACTTTGCGTGACCACTTTCCAAGATGGGAGCCTTGCTGGGCGGTTTGGATGAATGACAACACCGTGGTTAAACACCGATTTAAGGGCGGGATCCATGCTACCCATAACAACACCATGTGGTCAGGAAAGAACATAGTTACAGGCCACCTGCATAGCCTAAAGGTTACGCCATTCAGCGACTATAACGGGGTGCGTTACGGCATTGATACGGGTACTTTGGCTGAACCCTACGGTCCACAGTTTGAAGACTATACCGAACAAGGTCCATTAAACTGGCGTAGTGGCTTTGCTGTACTGACTTTTGTTGATGGGAATTTGATATTGCCTGAACTGGTAACAACACACGGCCCCGACTCCATTGAGTTTAGAGGCCGTGTGATTAAAGTTACTCTGTAGCAACTGCTTCTTCAGCAACTTCTTCTTCAGCAACTGCTTCTTCTTCAGTCTCTTCTTCGCCGTCTTCATCTTCTTCAGAATCAACTGCGTCCCAGTTACCGATCCAGCCAGCTTCCTCTTGGAATTCAACGAATTCCTTCAAAGCTTCAATCATGTCAAAGTCATGAGTTTCAACAATCATTTTGCCATTGCCCAACCAACCCAGTGTCATTTCAAATTTAAACATGCTTGCTCCTAATGCAGCGGGATTGCTGCATTTGCTATCCTAAATGCTGAAAATGACGGTTGCAAGACTTACTCTTTAATAAACAAGCCATTGGGCATTAACGTGCCCTTGCGATTCTTAATCTGGTCGTATGCCACCTGCATACAGTGAACCAAACTAATATCTTTCAAAGCGCAATAGTTAATTAAGCAAACCATTACATCGCCTACAGAATCAGCAATGTTTTCACGGTCATTCTTAATTGTTGCATCGCACAACTCCCCAATTTCACTAACCGCCTTCAGTAATTGAATTTCTGGGGTGCTGTTGGGGATGATTTTTCTGGCTTCTGACCAGCGTATGATGTCAATTTCTATTTCTGCATAGCTCATTTCTTTTCCTTTATGCGCCATTCACGCTCATCACGGTTTGCGTTTGATTTAACGTAATTGCCAGTTAACTCAATGAGGTGAAGTTTCCCCATCTCACTGAGCCTTCGTGCTACTTGGTTGCCATCCAAAAATGTTCTGAAGGCTATGCCATCTTTTCCTAGAGGGCCATACTTTGCCAGGCACTCCAAGATGATGTCGTAATGTTCACCAGAAAAGTCAACCTTATCGGATGCCTCATAACTGGTGATAGGGTCTTCTTTCCTTGCTCTTGGGAACATGCGTTTGAGTATTGAATTGAGGTTCATGTTTTTCTTTCATTAAAGGATAGACTTTATTCAGAATATTC